TTAACCGGTAAGGTATTGGGCATGATCCCCTCCAATACCTCCATTACTTTTACCGATTTGACCAAGAAACAGCGTGCGGAACTTGAGCTCCCATTCAACGAGTGCCTGAAGATTAAGTCAACTCTCCAGGCAGTACTCAAGTTGGCTCGTGACGTTGTTACGTCCGAGACCTTGCCACGATTCTTCTCCAGCGGGTTCGGTTTCACCTGCGAGTTTGTGAGGACTACTCCCTCCATAATCAAGAAAAATATAGTCAATACCCTACATGCTCTGTTTGTCCGACAGTGTGGTCACAACCACAGTTATCATGTAGGTCATCTTAAGAAGTTCTCGCGATTTGCGAAGAAAATTATTGACTCAGAGATCGTTCCTTTAATTCTCCAGCACCCTCAGGACTATACAATGGAACAACATCTGGCCGGGTACAAGGCCAAGAAACGCGATCTCTACCAGCAAGCCTGGGACAAATTCTTGATTGACTTTAACGTCAAGCATACAGCAGAGTGTATGCAGAAATCGAATGAGCTTCAATTCGGTGATGTTACTAAGCCTCGATTTCTATTTAACCCATCCGGGTCCGTTAAAGTCATAGGGACGTACATTAACGCTTATTACCTAAAGCGTCTCCAAACTCAACCGTGGTTAGCAGTTGGCCTGAACACCTCCGACTGCTGCGATAGAATCTGGTCTCTATACCAATCTATCCCTGACCCAGTCCCCGTCACCTGGGATGGTTCAAACCACGACGGACACCAATACAAAGAGATAATCGAGAATGTTGATGGTTATCTCTTTAGGCGAACATTTTCACACGTGTTGCCACATTTGGTGTCATTACCTCCTGGGTTATACGATCAATATTTGAAAATATTGACTTCGTTAACGACCAACTTCTACATCTCACAAAAACGCGCCAACTCATATATCCGCGTTGTAGAAGGAACTATAGATGGCACTACTTTTTCGGGACATCCTACCCGAACTACTTTAGGTAACTCTTTGCGCGTGTATCTTTATGCACGCTTTGTAGCTCACCGTGCTCAGGTGCCAGTAGCCATCCTAGTAGCAGGAGATGACGTCCTCTGCTTCGTCTCCCGACCAGGTTTGAGTCGGTTTTCACAGGACTTCTGGGAGTCCTATATAGACGGAGCTAAAGTCGATACGAAAGACATAGTAACCCATGGTCTTGGACAAGTCGCGAAGGATTACCGCGAAAGTCCCGACAACACATTCGAGTTTCTCTCCAAATATGGTATGATTTACCATGACCGTGTTGTCTTCAATCGTCGTATCGAGCGAGCATTGCTGTCGGGCAATCATACCCGTAAGATTACCAAACAATTTGGAATCCAGCATTTCAACTGGAGCATCACAACTGGCCTACAATCTTGGGGTCGATATTGGCCAGTAGTCCAGCAATATCTCGCAGCTCGAGCTGATAGTATAGCTCATTGGGTTCCATCTCGGTGGAACCAGCTCCCTACAAAGCTTCGCGCACAACTAGACGCTCATTTTGATTACTCTTACATATCCCATGTTAATCATTATGATTACCGCGCGGTCTGCGAAGCTTTCTACGTAATGTATAATCCATTTGCGTTGTCCTTGATGGAAGACGACGTATATTTTGCTCCGCAGTATTTTGCGGACTTATATCAGCGACCCCTAATGAAAAATGGATTTACGTTACGACCCAGAATACACAGCGACCACACGAGCACGGTGGTCAGCTATCAACGCCAACCGGCGCCAACAGCGTTTGGCTGTTAATAACCCCGATATTGCTTACCAATATCGGCGAGACCTGGCTCTCCGTGACACACGAGCCACGTCGGCAGTGCCCCTTATTGTTTTCCTTTTACTCTGCTATTTCTTTTGTCGGGGCATTGTTCTGTTTTGTTCAGGTGAGTAGATCCACCTGTTGGGCGGTTGAGGCCCATTCATTATGGCTGGTGTAGACCCCTTTGTAAAGGTGTCCGCCGTAAGACCATTGTTTATAGTCCTAATATGAGTAGACTGTTGTCCAGCAGTCCTCATATCGGAGCTTATAAGTTTGTTCCAACTTAGGCTCCGCACTATCACCCGGCAACTTGTTGCTGCGCATTGTGGTAGTGCTTTTTACCAAAACAAATATAACATAGGTAGTTTTATATCTCCGATTAGACCGGAGTGGCTCTGCTTCGGTAGGGCTCTCCCGTCTATTTTCGTTGAGTTTAAATTTTTTCTTGGGAGGGTTGTCACGGACCCGAGCCCCCATTTTTGGGCTCATGCTTGAGAGCATTCCCTGCTTTTCCATCCCCCGGTCCTTCATTGGACTGGTGACCATGTTGTGCATGGTCAAGCCCTACGGGGCGCTTCACTCTTTACGGCATGTATGGGCCGTTTATTTGACACTTGGTGCGGTGTCACCCCGGGGCTCCTCTGCGGTAAGAGGAGTAAGTCCGGTTAGTTCCGGCAGGTTTGACAGTGTAAGCCGTACGAAAAACTGTTTAATCACCTTAATACAGGC